GGGCGCCGGGTTGTGGGCCCCCTGCCACGGGTCGGGCTTGAGAGATTTTCCCGCCCACTGGCCCGCCACATGCTTCAGGGCACCGAACGTCGCTAGGACCTTGTCGACCCGCTCAGGGTCGAACACCGCACCCTTGACGCGTCGCGGCTCAGGGGTCTTGATCCGAGGCGGGCAATCCGGGAAGGGAATGCCTCGCGACGTTAGGTAATAGGCGACCTCGGGCGAGATCTTCAGCTCGTCGGCCGTCTTCGGCGCGGCAGCCTTCCTCAGATCAGGCGAACGGG